AACGGCAAAGGTCTTACAGCTTCTGGACCTGTATCGTTTGGAAAAATCTACTCAACCTTAAATGAAACATTACGAAGAGGTGGGGTGTACAAGAATGGCGCGGTTGTTCTTCATTTGGACCTCAATCATCCTGATATCCTCGATTTTATTAATGCTCCAAGAGAAGAACTCTCATGGGTCAAGAGGTGCGTGGACATTGATCCGGGAAAATGGAACAACACATCTAATCAAGTAAAAGACAACCTACTACAAGGTATAAAGTCAGGTGATATCTGGCTGAACAAAATCAAATATGACAACAATGGAGAACGAATTTATGGCAATGTCTGTCTTGAGGTTTACTTGCCCTCACGAGGAACGTGCTTGTTACAGCATGTCAATCTCTCTGCCTGTAGTACAGGAAACATCGAGCAGGCTTTCGATGAAGGTATGTCCCAGCTGTGCGAGCTCCATAGTAGGACAGGTGTCGGAGCAACTGGAGAATACTTGCCGTCTGATATCGACCGCCAAGTTGGGCTCGGAGTACTCGGATTAGCAAATCTTTTAGGACGATACATGGTATCATACGAAGAGTTTGGTAAACAATTAGAGAACGTTAATAAAGGTGAGTATGGTGTTGGTAAAGCTTATGAATTAGCTTTCAATATCATGCTAGGTATACATAGAGCAGCTGATATAGCTGAAGAGCATAATATGGTAAGGGCTTTTGCTATAGCTCCTACTGCCTCTTGTTCATATAAGAGTAAGAGTTTGGATGGTTTCACTGCCACGCCAGAAATAGCACCACCTATAAGCACTTGGGTTGATCGTGATAGCGGTACCTTTGGTGTGGAAAGATATCAATATGGTGATGTAGAAATCGCCAGTGAAGTTGGTTGGGATGCTTACAAGAAAGTGGCAGATCAACTGATGATAATGTATGATAATACGGGACTTCTTCACGGTTATTCCTTTAATTCATGGTCCGATGTTGTGACTTATGATAGGGAATTTGTAGAAGAGTGGTTAGCTTCACCGCAAACTTCCCTCTACTATAGTTTGCAAGTGATGGGCGACACACAAGATAAGACAGATGCGTATGCAGCATTAGATCAAGCTGATGTGGACGATTACTTACAAGATATTCTCAGTAACCCTGAGCCGATAACCTGTGATTGTCAAGAGTAATGAGAAAACATCCCTACGAAAAATTATTAGAAAGAAAAAGAACATGGACTCCAGTCCAAGGAACCAAGGGTACGTTTCGTGATGGATCAGCAGAGACCATCCGACGTGCTCTCGCAATACGTCATATGGAGCTACCAGTTGGTACCTTCATCAAGGAAGGTCTTGAAAAAGATGTTCCCGATAACGCTAGAACATTATTAGAATCTAACGTACAAGATGAAATTAAGCATGACATCGCACTACAATATGTAGTAAATGCCATAGGCGAAGATGAAATTGCAGAAAAAGAAGGAAAATTATTACGCGATGCATGGATACAACACCCTGACCATACCCTACTTAAAGCACTTGTCGCAGAACGAGCTATATTCTTTGTTCTACTCCCTTTCTTTCGGTTTAATGGCGATGCTGCTTTACGCACAGTATCGGCAGATATCAGCCGCGACGAGCAGATCCATGTTGGATGTAATACTCTTGTATGTCATGAGCTGGGGCTTTCTCCTTCTCCTTCTTTGGATAAACTTAGGAAGGCCACTATTAACTGGGTAGTACAGCCACTAGGTATAAATACTACCTGTAAATATTTAGACAAAAAATTTTGGACCGATGTTAGTGATCGCTTAATGTATGAGGGACGCGCACCAGAATTAATCTCCACCAAGACGGCAAGAATGCCAGCATTTTTTGAACATGCAAATACAAACCTCCCGCAGTACGCTTGAACCTATACTAGGTCCGAATGTAGAATCACTTCTTATAGAAATGGAAGAGAAGTTTCCACCTACTACTCCTCATCCTAAAGAAGAACTAGCAAGCATCATGTATAAAGCTGGCCAACGCTCTGTTGTAGAGTGGTATAAGGCTAGACTTGATGACTAACGCAGCGTTTCATTTCGTACCAACTAAAGATGTTGGTTATGTATGGGACGGAGTTAAACCTTTAATAGATAAGACTCAAAACCGACCAGACGACTGCCTTAATACTGAAGAGTTCCATACTTTTATAACTCAAGGTATGTATAGGTTAGTCGTTGGGTTAGAGTTAAACTTCTCTGGAGATTTTAAGTCACTGAACAGTGATGATATAAAATCTACTGTAGTCTGTGAGGTTTCCAACTGGCCACGATTTAAAGTATTAGATATACATATTTGGGCTACTGTATCTGGTAAAGATTATCAGAAATGGTACGATCAATTCTATACGGTTGAAAATTATGGCAGAGATAACGGTTGCTGTGCAGTAGCTGCAGTAGCACGACGAGGTTTAGCAAAGAAGCTCATCCAAATTAGTGGATGGAAAGAAGAATCTATTTTAGTATCAAAAAATCTTTAAGGAAATGATTAGATTTAAAAGAAAATACAAAGCTCCTGAATACAAAGGGCCAACTCCTGAGCAAGCAGCTGAACAGGCACGGAAAGCAGCAGAAGCAGCAGCCGGAAAAGTAAGAGCTGAGAATGAAGCAGCTATGGCAAAGATGCAGGAGAAACTAGATGCTGTACGTAAAGCACAGGGTCAAACCTTCAAAGGATCTAACCTTGCAAGTCAGCAAACAGGTTTAAGTCGGAAAGGTATGAGTGATAAGAAAAAGAAAGCTATGAAGACTAGTAGGACTAAGATCACTTTAGATCCCGGAGCATCCTACGGAGGTTCTGGATCTGGAGAAACTCAATTATAGTTATGGACAAAGCACGCACAAGATACGATAATCTTACTAAAAACCGTACACAATTTCTTGATGTAGCTGTTCAATGCTCTAAGCTTACACTTCCTTACCTCATACAGAATGATGAGGGACGGACATCACATATAAAACTAGATACACCTTGGCAATCAGTAGGTTCTAAGTGTGTAGTAACTCTGTCAGCAAAATTAATGTTGGCATTACTACCTCCACAAAGTACCTTCTTTAAGTTCCAGATTAGAGATGACAAGTTAGGAGAAGACTTCCCAGCTGAAGTACGCTCTGAACTTGACTTAAGTTTCTCTAAGTTAGAACGTATGGTCATGGATTCAATCGCTGCTTCCAGTGATAGAGTCACGGTACACCAAGCGATAAAGCATCTAGTTGTAGGTGGTAACGCCCTCATATACATGGGCAAGGAAGGTCTTAAGCATTATCCATTGAATAGATACGTTGTAGAACGCGACGGAAATGGTAACATTATTGAGATCGTAACGAAAGAAGTTATCAACAAGAATCTTTTACCTGATGCTTTTAAAGAAGTAGAATCATTACCTAATAGTCCGGGTGACGTAGGTGGTGGTGTTGGATCAAGGAATGAAGAGGATGTTGATGTTTACACTTGTGTTAAACTAAGAGGAAATAAATGGGTATGGTATCAAGAAGCATTTGATAAACTCATACCGGGGACACAGGGTAAAGCACCTAAGGATGCTAGCCCATGGTTGGTACTAAGATTCAATTCAATTGATGGAGAGAACTACGGACGTGGTAGAGTAGAGGAATTCCTTGGTGACTTCAGGTCATTGGAAGCACTCTCTCAGGCTATCGTAGAAGGCTCTGCAGCAGCTGCAAAAGTAATCTTTACAGTATCACCCTCAAGTACAACTAAGCCTCAGACAATCGCAGCTGCAGGCAACGGAGCTATCGTCCAAGGACGGCCGGATGACATCGGTGTTATCCAAGTCAACAAAGGTGCTGACTTTGCTACCGCTGCACAGTTAATGCAGGATTTAGAACGCAGATTGCTTGATGCTCACCTCGTCTTAAATGTTAGACAGAGTGAACGTACTACAGCAGAAGAGGTACGCCTCACACAACTTGAATTAGAACAACAATTGGGTGGGTTATTCTCACTGTTAACAGTTGAGTTCCTTATTCCATATTTAAATAGAAAACTTCTTACCCTTCAAAGGAGTGGTGAGATACCACGTATACCTAAAGACTATGTGAACCCTACTATCGTAGCAGGTATCAATGCTCTAGGACGTGGACAAGACAGAGAAAGTCTTACACAATTCATTACAACTATTGCACAGACCCTCGGACCTGAGGCTATGATGCAATTCATTAATGCTGATGAAGCTATCAAACGTCTAGCAGCAGCACAAGGTATTGATGTACTCAACCTTGTTAAGTCTATGGACGATAGAAATGAAGAGTCAGCAGCAGCTCAAGAGGCTGAGACTAACATGGAACTTACTAAGCAAGCAGGTCAATTTGTTAACTCACCTATGGCTGATCCATCTAAAAACCCTAATGCAGAAGAAGTAGTCGATGACATCTCAAGCCAATTCGAAGGTGAAGAATAAACCTACCCGTCCTAAGAGGGTAGCTACTAAAAAACTTAAGCCAGAACCAAAGGCTGAGTCGAAATTTGAAAGCAATGAACTTGCTAAACCCACCTCTTTCGATACTAACAAATTTAAGTATGCTCAAGAAACTTTAATAGGTGAGCCTACTATCCATCCACCGGGTGGTATAGTAACTACAGTTGGTCTCGGAGGATTGAAAACAGAAACTAATTATGGCGATCAACCTAACGTATGATCCATCTAATGATCCTGATACCATTGAAGCTGAAGATCAGCGAGATGCAGCGGCATTAGAAGTAGGAGAACAACTAGCAGAAGAACAAGATAAACTACTTGCTGGTAAGTATAAAGATGCTGAAGATTTAGAGGCAGCATACATTGAACTTCAGAAGAAACTTGGTTCTGATAAACCTGAACCGGAAGAAGAATCACAAGAGACTCCTGAAGCTAAAGAAGAAACAGAGGAAGAAGATCCTTGGAAAGATGATGCAAGTGCTCAGACTATCTTCCAAGCTTCTAATGAGTTCGATGAGAAAGGAGAGTTATCTGAAGAATCAAGAGAAGCTCTTTACCAAATGGATAGCAAAGACTTAGTTGATGCTTACTATCGTATTCAAGATAGCTTACCTAATGATGAAGCTTCACCAGCGGTAGAGGATAGAGGATTAACTGATGCAGATATAGATAGCATACAAAATGCTGTTGGTGGTGAAGATGCTTATAAAAATATGACTACATGGGCACAGCAGAATTTCACTCCAGATGAAGTTAAAGCATATGATCGAGCTCTTGAAGCTGGAGACATGCAAAGCATTAACTTCGCATTACAAGCAATGTACTATAGGTATACAGACGCAGTGGGATCAGAAGGAGAAATGATACAAGGTAAGGCATCTACAGCAGTGGATGGATTCAGGAGTCAACAAGAAGTTGTTCGTGCTATGGGAGACCCTAGATATGAGAACGACCCTGCTTACCGTAAAGATGTTTATGATAAATTAGAACGTTCAAACATTCAATTCTAATGCCAGAAGTAAATGGAACGCATTACTCCTATACTAAAAAGGGTAAGGCACAAGCCAAAGCTGCTAAGGCTGCAAAACAAAAGGAGAAATCCACAGCAGCACATAAAAAATCACCCATCAGAAAACTTACTAAGTAATTAATTATGGCAATGGGTTACGATCCAGATAGCACTACTAATATTGCTAACAATGGAGTACAGTATACAGTACAAGCTACTGGTAACAGTTGGTTCCTTGCACCTTATAGAGAACAAGGTAGTATAGCAGACTATGAACATGCTGAATTAAATCCTAAAGGTGTGGAACGTCTCAACGCTTCACCTCCTAACACAGGAACCGGAGCAACTGGTTTTGATATAACCCCACCTACTACAACTAGACATTTATATACTAGTCAATACGATTAATAACAAGGCGGCTCGATTGTCGAATCAGTAGAAGCCATCTCACGCCACGTCCGTTCAACCTTCTTTGAAGGTCGCATGAAACCACAGCATGGAACGGGGTTGTGGTACTGGAGTTTACAATGACTGTACAACTAAGGTATCGTGGTGTT